CAAGACGGGCAGCGTGTTGTCCTAAACCATTATATCGTGAAGAATCTGTCCACTGAATCAATCCATATCCTCCACTTCCACAAGATTCATATTTTATTCTTATACCACCTTCACAAATGTTGGGAACAAATCCAGATTCCTGTTTGATGTTTCCCATAATGGTGGCAAGAGCATTCTTATCTCTGATTCCTTGTTTTTGTAAGTAATCTAAAGCATAAGTTTCTGTTTGATTACACCCTTTACATTTCCAAATCTTTTCTTTATTTTCGACCTCTATTTGAGCAGTATGCCCCTTAGTATTCAATTGTTTAGATTTGGTTTCCGATTGCTTCTGATAATCTTGAATCGTCAGTTCTAGATTATCTGTTGATATTTCAGGAACTGATGGAGTATAGACTGGAAGAAGCAAAGGTGAACTGAAGGCAGATACCACAGTAAATGAAAGAGTTGTAATTGTTTGTAATAGCATTAAGTTTAATTGAACTCTACATCCCAATAGAAAGGGGGTACACCACTCCTCTCGGAGGGCACTTTCCTGGGCTCTAATTTCGCATCAAAATCTCATGATGTTATTCCCGTGTTGGGAATTTATTCATAATAAGTTAATATTTAGTAAATGTCAAGAGTACCAGTTTGTAAAGTGGTACATATAAATAAAGTGTTATGCCTATCAACCAATGGCAAAGTCTGCTAACAAAGGTAAAAAAGGTTCTGCTGGTGGGAAACAACCCAAACAAAATCAAGGTAATGCAAGTGCTAAAAAAGCAAAAAATGGTGGTAAGAAAAAGTGAGGTATTATGCCACGCGAATGGAATACTCCAAAGCGTGAATGTTGGAATGCCCCCATTCACCAAATCTTAAAGGCAATAGATAATCATACAAGGATCGGAATGGAAACAGGAGATCCATGGCACGAAGAACAGGCACAAATATTAAGAAAATATGTAAAAGATTTAAAAGTTTGGATACATAAACAGGAGGGATGTTGGGATGAATAATGTATTTTTTTTAGTGAGAGCAATAGCACTTGTATGGTCTGCAGTAATGATAACTTCTATTGATAGTGTTGCAATTCGTTCTGAAGGAATGGTAGAACTTGATACTATAAGAGGAGAAAAACTTTATCAAAATGTATTTTGGGCAACTTTTTCTTCATTCTTAACTGAAGGTGCTCTTAAAGCAAATAAAAAAGAGAAAAAAGAAGATGAATGACTTTCCTTTTTTACCTAATACAGTTTATTTATTATAAAGGAGGCATTTTAAAAACATTTGGATGTGAGAAATCAAAGTTTCTCATGATAATAGCAGAATAAATATTTGCTTCATTTTCTGTTGGACTTCCAGTTTCACCAGTCCCACGAACACCAGTAAGATGCTGATGATAATGGACTAACTCGTGTGCAAGAGTTCTTAATGCATCAAGTGGTTGACGATTTTCTATATTTACTACAATTCTATTTTTTTGACTCGTTTGCCCAAAGGTTCCTTTGACTTGACTAAACCCTGAGTTTTTAACAATAGTAACTCCAGGAACATCTTTTACATGAAGACCATCTTTACCATTCATAAAATGAAGTGGGGGAATTGTTTTAATTTTTAATTCTTTAAAAACATAAGGAAGAAACTTATGAACAAGTTTCTCAAACTCCTCCATACTGGTTCTTTCACAACTAGATGCTTCGATTAGAAATTCCTGGAATGACTTCACTTAATAACCTCGCAACAACGTGCATAATATCTCTTACGGTCATCAAGACCATTATATCCACCATTGACTCTAAGAGTAACTTGTTCTACTGATGGGTTATTATCACACAATGAATTCATAGCATTATTGTGCCACCAGAAACCAGCAGATGTCATTGGATACTTATTAGCCACATAAGAAACACCATCCATGACTTTGGGATCTTTGATATAATTAGCAAATGCCTGATAGTTTGCTCTACCAGTCATTTGAATATATCCAGCACCTTTGAACTTTTTACCATCTCCTGATTGTGTATTACCAAGATCTGAACGACCTTCGTAATCAGCACCAGAAGCAAGTTCTTCCTTATATCTTCCACCACCAGATTCGTGTGAAATCTGTGCAAGGAAATGACGAATACGATTAGGAGTATTAATTTGGAAGAAGTTCAACCCATAATTCATCTCATCAACTTCTGCATCTTGAATGAGGTTTGTACCACAATTCCAAATATGAGCGAGTTGTTCTTTAGTCACTAACTTAGCGCCATCTCCACCAGATGGAGCAGCGGATTCATTCCTTTTTCGGTAAATCTTCGCCCACTCGGCATTATCTTCCAAATACTGAACTGGAAGATGATCTTCCAACCACTGAACTGCTTTTACATGATTTTCATTTTTATCATCATAAACCTTGAAGAAGTTGTGTAAATCTACTTTTGCCATTGTTCCGTCTCCTAATGATTACTAACCAAAAATACGACCCCAGCCAGTGCCAGGTTTACCTTGTTCTAACCAACGATACTTGAGCACATCTTTGGTGTAGATTGTTTTGTGACCATTTTCTACTGGACCAGTATAGTTGTCATTTAATGATCCATATGGGTCATTAATATAATATCCTTTGAGATCTGGAGTAGCACCAATAACTACTATCATGTGACCGCCAGTTGGTGCAGAAAGAGGACCACGATGTAGGATACCGATAACCAATGGGCGCCCAGCAGAAAGCTCTCTATCAATATCAGCAAACCCAAGGTTGTAACTAAAATGTGACTTAACTCCATAAGAAGCAAGAACTTTTGTCTGTACTTCGTGATCAGTTGAGTCACCAATTGAAAAAACTTTTTGAATGTAGGCATCATCGCCTTTTGCACCTTTGAGAGTGCCTGGTTTAAGGAACTCCAAACACATTGCACATGAAGAAGAATTGCAAGTCCTATGTGCATCTCTATAGTTATCAACTTGATTGAAGTATGGAACTGACAATACTGGTGGAGTAGGTGGTTTAGTTCTAAAAATTTTTACCCAATCACTTACAGAATCATCTAAGTATTCAGCAGGAAGGTTATCCTCTAACCATTGCACTGCTGCTATATGATTTGAATTATTCTTATCATAATACTTAAAAAAGTTATGAAGATTTAAGGTCATTTTTTTCTCCTATAAACTCTATTGAAAAAATATCATGATCGGGAATATCTGGATTCAACCACTCACTAAACTCAGATTGAATTGCCTGAGCATCTTCATAGTTATTTTTTTCGCAGTGAGAATGAATACGATCAACTGCCCAATCATATGAAGTCCTAAGGGTCTGCTCTAGAGTAACCATAGTATTTAGAAGTATTGACCTTTTTATTCTATCATAAAGTAAAAATATTTTCAACCATAAATAAAACTATAGGGTAGAAAATATTTTTATGGAATGGAAGTATAATGGGGAAGATTTTATCGAAGTTCCAAAAAATATGGAGGGATTTGTTTATCTAATTACCAACTTAACTAATGAAAGAAAATATGTAGGTAAAAAACATTTTTGGACTAGACAAAAAGATAAAAAAACTGGACGAAGAAAAACAAAAGAAAGTGATTGGAAAAATTATTATGGTTCTTGTGATGAATTAAAAGAAGATATTAAATTAATAGGAAAAGAACATTTTTTAAGAGAAATACTTTATCTGTGCCCACACAAAAAATCTATGTCTTATTTTGAAACTTATGAGCAATTCAAAAGAGATGTATTAATGACGGGCGAATATTATAACACAAATATTGAAGGTAGATTTTTTGTAAGCGAAAAAGCAGGAATATATGAAGTTGTTTTGCGAAATGATAAGTATAGAGAATTAGTAAAAGATAGGATGTTGGGAGATAACAATCCAGCAAAAAGACCAGAAGTTAGACAAAAATTAAGTGAAATGTTTTCTGGTGAAGGAAATCCCATGTATGGTAAAACTTTAACAAAAAAACATAAACAAATTTTAACAACTTCTAGAAATGTTAAGTTAACGGATGGAAATAAAACTTGGGAAAGTATAGTATCTTACATGAAAGAAAATAAGATAGGATTCCAAACATACAAACAAAAGTTACAAGAAGGTAGTGTTTGGATAGTTGATTAAATAAAATTCTGACTAGTAAATATATGATAAACAAAACCAAACCAATCTTGAATATGAGAAGACTCAAATACTTCTCCATCGTATATCCAAGGGTTTTCATATCTCATATAAAGTAATTTTATGAACTATTATTTATCTTCAACAGGAACAAACCTATTTTAGGTATATTTTAAGTCTTTGTCAAGCACTTGATAAATACTCAATAAAGTCTTATATTAGAAATGTCAGTATATGTAAGAAATCTTGTTATTAATGTGGGTGCAGATTTCAGTGAAACTTTAGAACTAACCCAAACTGGAGGAAATCCGATTAATTTAAATGGGTTTAATGCCGCATCCCAAATGAGAAAAAATCCAGAAAGTTCTTCTTATGTTGGATTTGGAATTAGTTTTGTAAATCGCAGCCAGGGCATGATTAATCTATCTTTAAATCGTACTGTAACTTCGTCTTTAAAATCTGGAAGACAAATGTATGATCTAATGTTGATCAAACCTGATGGATCTAAAGTTATTTGTGTGGAAGGAACCGTTTTAGTTAGAGGTGGTATTTCAACGGGATGCTTCTAATAAATAATTTTATTGTAGGTTAATCAATAATGACAGTCTATACTACTAATCTTGTCATTCATACTGGAACTGATTTTGAACAAACTTTTGTATTTGAAGATGATATGAGTAATAGTGCTTTAAATTTAACTGGATATAGTGGATGCGCCCGTCTTAAAAAGTTTGAAACTTCTTCACCAGCAGCATCTTTTACTGTTTCAGTAACTAATATTGAATTGGGAAAGGTTAAAATCGCTTTATCAGCAGCCACAACTATAAACTTAAGACCAGGAACTTACTTTTATGATTTACTTTTAAATAATGGAACCAAAGTAACCAGAGTAATAGAAGGGCAAGCAATTGTAAAAAAAGCAGTTACTAGAATATAAAAAAAGCACCTCTCTTAAGAGATGCTTAAAATTAAATTAAAAATAGAATCATTCACTATATTTTGCACGAAGTCCCACCAAAACAGCACCCGCTACTTTTTTGCCACGTTTTTTGGAACCATAAAGTTTACCTGCTTCAGTAGCAATTTTTTCAAATCCTTTACCAGGTAAACCAATATCTTTACCTGCTCTTGCTTTCTTTGCAGAATATGATTTTCTTTCTTCAACAATATTACCAATCGTTTCAACATCCATCTCCATCATCACATAATGTGCCTCGTCTACAGTATTTACGTGCCCGTTGTTGAATAGATACTCAAGGACAAGATCATAGGCATCATATGATTCTTTTTGATTGTAGTAGTCCATAACTTTTTGCCTTTTAGATGGTGACATTTTTTCAAGATCATCCTTAACTGATGCTTGTTGACCCATTTTTTCTATTGTTCCCAGTTTTTTAAAGTCATCAATTCTTTTTTTATCAGCATCAGTTAGATCATCATTAGAAGATGCTGGTGCTGGTTGTACTGATGGTGCTGGTGATACTTTTGCTGTTGGGGGTGTTATTGGTGGTGCTGGTTTATTTGATACATTTGGAGTATTTCCTGCTTTGTTACCCGCATCGACTAGTTGATAAGCACTCTGAGGAGCACGTGCTGAAG